AACAGTATGAGCCAACGCATTTATCACACCATACTCCATGCAATGATGTACGTGCCATAGATGACGAAGGCCACTATACAGGCCGCCGCAATGAATGCTTCAGCCCAGTCCCACATTATGCGGGCTCTGGTATTTTCTTCTTGACTTTGGCTGTTATGACGGCTGTCGATGTGTCTCGATCAATTGTCATGTAGCCTTGGCAAGTGATGTTGTAGTCTTGCCCATTAGCGTCTTTCTCGCTTTTGATGGGGACGGTAATGTCGAGGTTCTTAAACAAGAACTCTTTGCCGTTTTCAAAGACGCGCCAGACGTGATCCATTGAACCGCGCCCTGCTTGGCCACGGCTTTTGTTGAACCTAATCTGATACGTGTTCATACAATTTCAGCGGCTGGTGGCATCGCACAAGCTTGGGGTTGTGGAATCACGGTCAAGTTGAAATGCACGAACTTAATTGGTTGTTCTGCCGCATGGCGTGTAAACGAGTGCGACAACCATGAGTTGGCAAAGATCATCATGCCGGGTTTTGGCGTGAAGTTAATCATCTTGCTGGCAGGAGTTGCCATGTTCATGTCTTGCTCTGGCAGATCAATTTGAATCTTAGCCGCACGGGGATCGTGGAACACTACATGGGAGCAATCTTCCGGTGTTTCAAGAAAGTAAAATCCCACAATCTGTGAGCCAAATCCATGAACGTGTGCGTCCATTGCGGAATGCTTGTGATGCTCTTGTGTCCACATTTCTGTAAACGACACCGCCTTGTCCTGCATGGCGTACCCTTGCTCATTGAGAATGTTCCAAGCCGTAGCGCCGACAAACTCAGTAAACCCAGCCATGCGAGGGTCACCAAAATAATTGCCCGTCATGTAGACGGGGTAGATTTCATTGAGTGGCTGGGCGTTCTTAGCCACTTCTAAACCTTCTTCAGACACAGCGCTAACCGCTTCTAGAAAGTCAGGGCGTTCAATCAAATAGATTGGACATGGAAAGTGGTACGCAACTTGAAGCTGTGTGTTTTGCACAACTTGAGCCACCGACTCTGCGGCTTTGCATACTTTTTTGGTTTTAGTTTTCATGTGCGCGGAACCCAAGAATTTGTTGTTCCGTCCCAGCGAAAATCACCCTCTGTAGGTCTTGGTGTTGGTGGTAAATATTGGCAGGTTTCTTCATCAAATGTCCAAGCCGAGAAGTTTTCTCTGTTGGGTAAAGTTGCCCAAAAATCTTTTACGGCTTGTTGAACAGCTTTTTTTCCAACCACCGTAGCGGCTTCTAACTCTTGCTGTTTTATTGTCTTTTCTTCTTCCGTCATGTCACGGATAGCCCACACATCAGTCCAAACACCATTTACTTTTTCATAAGATGGTTGCTCAGACACCAAAACTTGATGGGCATCAGGTACAGGACGTTCAACACGAGTAAACGGTTCCCAATTTTCTGGGATAGAACCAAGTGCTTGAATTAGGTTGTCCTCAAAAGCGGGGTGGTTTACAGGCTGTCCGTTTTCAATTTGAATGTATATATTCATTACAAATCCCCCGTGTTAGTTGACGGGAACGAGCGTGTGTTACCGGGCCAGATGATACGAACTGCACCGCTAGCACCATCCCCGCCGCCTGCTTGACCAGACCTAACTACTATACAACAACAAGGGCCAGATACAAAAATTTTCATTGGGCCGCCTCCACCACCACCACCATATGCGCCACCGGCACGTCCAGTTGAAGTAGAGCAAGAAAAAGAAGATACAGCAACAGAGCTAGTCCCTGCACTGCCGCCTGAGCCGCCACCGCCACCACATATGCTAGGCATCGTGTAGCCTCCCTGATATCCACGACAGCCCGCTCCATTAGAACCTTGCCCAAGAATACCAACCCCACCACCTCCTGAGCCACCTTGGATAAAGTTGCAAGGGGATGTGGCTTTCACTGCACTTCCACCTCCACCGCCGCCGCCACCAGCACCAGCATTACTAAATGAGTTACCGGCACCCGCCCTACCACCGATACCTGAGTATCCTCCAGCGCCACCACCGCCGCCGTATGTGCAATTTGTGGACGCCCGCCCGCCTTCGCCGCCGCCATCTCCAGTAAACGAGCCACCTAACAGCGACCCCCCTGCTGAAGTAGGGCCGCCGCCACCTTTAACTACAGCAGTAGAAACAAAGTAACTGTCACATGCGGCGTCACTCCCAGAAGCACCCCCTCCAATGCTACGTGCTCCAACAACTACCGTATAAGAAGTCCCGGGTGTAACTGAGTAGTTGTTTTTATACCCAAGACCACCGCCCCTGCCCATCCCAAAAAAGCTACCGCCAGAGGTGCCCCCACCGCCACTGCCTCCACCAACAGCAACGACAGAAACGCTAGTCACGCCTGTTGGAGCTACCCATGAAAATGTGCCAGCAGTTATAAAGGCCTGCTGGCCGGGAGGTGCGCCAAATGAACGTTGGTTTTGAAATACAGCTTGTAGTGCACCGCTCATGTTAATCCACTCCCAGAGATAAGCCATTGAGTTGATGTAATCTTAATGCAAGTTGCTGATCCGTACTGCGCCAAGGTTCGTGAACCTGATGTACCTGCAGAAGACAAAGTCAATGTGTCTGTTGTAATGGCAATCGTGACGTTTGCCGCGGCCATGTTGATGAACGTGATAGCTGTACCGATAGGGTAGGCCACAGAACTGTTGGCAGGGATTGTAAATGTCCTTGCGTTGTTGTCACCAACTGGGTGAAAGATGTGCTTGCCTGAATCAGCCAAAACCAATGTATACGCACCAGATTGACTGTTCTGTGGAATGTTTCTAAAACCTACAGCGTCAGTACCGTCAACAGTGCAAGCTGAAAGTACGCCGCTTGTGGGCGTACCAAGCAATGGCGTTACTAAAGTTGGTGATGTTGCAAATACCAAAGCACCCGTGCCCGTTTCATCTGTAACTGCGGAGGCTAAATTTGCAGAAGAAGGTGTGCCTAAAAATGTTGCTACGCCAGCGCCAAGAGATGTTATACCTGTGCCGCCGTTGGCAACGGGGAGAGTACCCGTGACCTGAGTCGTCAAGGACACATTAGACAACGTACCGCCCAAAGTTAAACTACCGGATGTGGTGACTGAGCCTGATAGGGAAATTCCGTTGACTGTGCCCGTGCCACTTACGCTTGTAACTGTGCCGCCCGTGCCTGTTGCAGCAATCGTGATTGCACCCGAAGCATTTGTAATTGTTACGCCAGTTCCCTGAGTCAAAGTTGTGCGAGTAAAACCTGTCCCGTTACCAATATCCAAAGCACCGTTAGCGGGTGTTGTTGTTAAGCCAGTACCGCCGTTGGCTATTGGGAGTGTTCCTGTCACACCAGAACTTAAAGGCAGGCCCGTTGCTGATGTTAAAACTAAAGTAGTGGGTGTTCCCAAATTAGGTGTCACCAAGGTTGGAGAAGTCGCAAAAACATTTGCACCGCTACCCGTTTCGTCTGTTAAAGCTGCTGCAAGATTTGCCGATGATGGAGTACCAAGGAAAGTGGCAACACCACTTCCAAAAGATGTGATTCCTGTACCGCCAGAAGCTACGGGTAAAGCAGAACCTAGCGTTAAAGAAGTAAAATAGGAAGCGCCATCAACGACGTTTGTGCCGTCGTTGTAGACCAACGTTGCCTTGCCCGCAGGAACAGAGATGCCCGTGCCAGAAGTGTTCTTAACTGTTTTAGCGCCAGTACCCGTGTTATTGATAAGGTAAAACTTCTCGATCTGGCAACCAGAGCCCAGTATCAAATTACGCACAGAGCCTACGCCCCCACCACTTTCTGTAATGTTTAAACGCAGGTTTCTAGCCGATTGGGATGTTGCTGAGTCGGTAAGCGTAATTGTTACGTCTGCGTCTGATGCAAAATTTACCGTGGCAGAGCCTGTAATAGCTTCTCCCAAGACCGCATCCCCCAGATTAACGTTGGTAAGCGTACCCCACGTGCCCGCGTTATCCCCCGTCCCTTGCAACTCTACTTTAAGTGCTGACCATGATGATGCCATTTTTAACTCCTAGTTTGTCGAGACAGCAGCCCAATCTGCCGTTTGCGTATTATCTATCACACTCCAAGCAATTGCTTGTGCAATTGAGCCAGCCGATCCAGTTGCTGAAACACCTGACAACGATATCTCAATACCAAAAGTGCCTATTGAACCTGTAGCACTAACACCACTTAGTGCAATGCTTTCTGAAACCTCTTCACTGCCAACCTGACCCGTACCGGACACGCCCGTAAGTTCTATTGCAATACCTACTCTGCCTGCTGTACCCGTAGCTTGAACACCCGACAACGACTGCTCAATATCTAGCAGTCCAAGCTCGCCAGTGGCATCAACTCCTGACAATGCAACTAAAGACGTAAATACAACCGATCCAACATCTCCAGTTGCACTAACACCGGTAATGCCTATCTCAATACCAAAACTACCAACTTGGCCTGTACCCGCCACACCTGTCAGGGCAATACTTTCTACAACTTCTTCACTGCCTACCTGACCTGTAGCAGATACCCCTGTTAAATCTTGTTGTAGAAGTACCTCAACTAAACCTGCTGAGCCTGTGCCAGACACCCCAGATATAGCTGCTGATAAGCTATAAATAACTGTCCCAACATCGCCTGTACCAGATACCCCAGAAAGCTGTAGACCTACTCCAACATCACCAACTGACCCGGTAGCCGTTACACCAGCTAACGGTATCTCAAGATCTACTGTACCTACTGATCCAGTGGCACTAACACCTGTTAATTCTACTGATGGGCCGCCAATAACTGTCCCGACTGAACCTGTACCTGTTACACCAGTAAGCGCGATACTTTCTGCAACTCCTACTGATTCAACAGAACCTGTACCTGCTACACCAGTAAGAGCAACACTTTCCGCAACCCCAACTGACCCAACTGCGCCAGTACCTGTTACACCTGTAAGAGCAACACTCTCCGCAACTTTAACTGATCCAACAGAACCTGTACCTGCTACGCCGGATAGAGCAATGGAAATGACTAAAGCGACTGTCCCAACAGCGCCCGTGGCTGATACACCTGTGAGCGCATTTTGACTGCCGCCCCAAGTATTACTACCCCAAGTGCCTGCGCCCCATGCTGTGGACATGACTTATCAATTACGCAATGCGGAGCAATCCGGTCGATGCATCGTTAACTGGCATGGTCAATGAAAACGTACCAGCAGCCACCGTCTGAGCCGTGAACGTGTAAACAGCTACAGATTTTTTGCCTGAGTTTGTGTCGTTATACAAAAGCATTGCGTCAAATGATGTAGCCAATGTAACTGTTGTGTATGTGATACTTGCAGAAGGCGTTAAGAACGAGGTTGTTCCAGAACTGCTTGGTGCTGTACCAAACGTAACAACCACACCGCCAGCGTTGTACCCTGTACCAGACACTTCTGTATTTGTACCTGTATAAGACGTTGTTGACGCATTTAAAGTGCTTGCCGCCGTGTACAAAGCCGCTTTAAACACATCAGCAGTTGCTGCTGTGTGAGCAGGGATGCCCGTTGCATTAAACGCATGAACCGCGTTAAATAAGTCCACCTTAAATGAAGTGGTCATTGCTTGTGTATTTGCCATGATTTTTCCTTAAAATTCAGCGGTTTCGCCAAAACTAACAACTGCACGTTTTAATTGTACGTGCGCCGAACGGTGAACTAATTCACCCTCTAACCAATACTCCACCCATGTGGTAGTTTCGTTATCATTATCAATGGTTCCTTCACGCTTTTCAAGCAATGATTCGTCCATTTCACCTTTGGTTGTGGTAATCAATTTGAACTCCTGATAAGAGCCGCCGTAGCGGTGTTTGCGGGCATGGTGATTGTAAACGTAACGGTAGATGTTTTGTCAGACCCAAAGTCCAACACAGCTATGGATTTGTTACCTTGGGTAGAGTTGTAAATCAACGCACATCTTGCGGTGATTGCCCCAGTCCATGAGATGTTTGGGAAGCCTACAAAAGCTGTGTATCCAGAAGACGATACCGTGATGGGAGTTAACTGTGCCCCACCAAGCGCGTATGTGCCTGTTGCTGGCACTTCATTAGTCGAACTGTATACGGTTGTATCTTCATTCAAATCCGCGCTGGCTGTGTACAGGGCAATCTTAATAACGTCAGTCGTCAGGTCATGAATACCTTGGTACAACTGCGCCTTAAAGCTAGTGGTCTGGGTCTGGATAATTGACATATCAAGTTACCTTCTGACGGAACTGACCAGAACGGTAAGCGTCTTGACGCTCCATACCATCACCCAGACGTTTAGCCAACGCAAGAGCTTCCATAAACTTCTGGTTGTAAAGCTGCATCATGTCGGTTTCACCCTTCATGTATGTGTAAGCCTCAACCAAAGATGCGTAC